AATCAGTACCCAACCAAATCCAGTGTAGTCTACCGTGAATGGCTTGCGACGCTTTGCCATCGTCTCCAAGGTTTCGTGATTCATCACTCCACCATTGCGACGGAAATCATCTTCCTCTAACCAATGCGCCACAGAGGTAGTTTGACCATCTTCTGTGCAATACCATCCAGCGACAATAGAACGGAACTGAGTCTCGTCAAGACCAACGATAGTATCCTTAGTACCGTCTTCCTTTTCTACTTCTTGTTCTACGACAGCTTCCTGAGGAATCGCCATGTCGCAGAGTTGCCAAAACTTATCTGTGTTGAATACAATGTCATTATCAATCCAGAGTTGATAATCGTATTCAAGTTTTCCATCCCAAGGTACTTGCTTAGGTCCTCGGAGAACATTTGCACCAAGACACTTGCATCGTGCAAAGTTAACCATTGAGGAGTAATCTTGACTGATCTGAATGTTCATGTTGTTCTGAACCAGATCAAAGCAGAGTTGTACAAAACTCTTCAAAAACTGATATGAGCAACCACGACCAGGAAGACAGAAGACAATAGACTTGCCTTGCATTCTCTGTTTGATTGCCTCGTAGTCAAACTCGGGTTTGGACGCCTTGGGCGTCTTTGCCTTCACTGTAAATCCTTTTGCCATTTGATGAAGTTGGTTTCAATTCATTCTAACGTATTATGTAGTCCTAGTCAATAAGAGGCTTCGTCGAACTCTCTTTCAACTGTGACGCATTCATAGGATAGATCATCTTCCTTATAGGAGGTATGCATTAATCCTACCATGCCTTTTATGGTGTTCCAGGTCACTCGGAAGTCTTCCTCCTTTACCGATGCCATCACACATTTGTCCTTTGCGTAAATGTGATAGATTTTAGTTTCTGTCACGATCTGATTGTTTACTCCCGCTGTATATATGCGACCCCCTGAGACCTTTTTCAGCCGGCAAAAATTTTTTTTGTGATCTTGATATCACTCTCGCGTTTTGTCACCTCTGTAGGTTAGGGGAGTCATCGATTTTATATCACGCGCCCCGGCGGCGCAACACATAACGCGCCAAACCCTGGCTGTCACGAATACGAATAAGACTGCTATGTGCCCTTACAATAATAACACATAGCAGCACTGATTGTCAAACGCAGAGTGTCACCAATCCACGTCAAAGTCCTCCACATAAACATCACATGACTCGGCAGGTTCTAGGTTGAACATACGCTCCCAGTCAATCTGACGAGGGTCAAAGTCATTAAACACTGTCAGATCCAGTGTTACTCGCACACGCTTTTTTTGTGCTTCGAGATAAGAAACAGACATGAGGATCCTGGTGGTGTTGGTGATGCTTACGCAGTATAAGACAGATCGTTTGAACTGTCAATCACGAATCTTATTTATCTCAGAAAACTGTGATTTTGGACGAATAAGATTTGTGGGAATACTGACGGCGGGGGTCTTGACATTTCTGAGAGTCTTGTGATAGAATGGGCGCTAAGATCACGAGGTCTGAGCACATTTAATCAGACATTTTCCACAGATTCATCATACTTTTCCACACACATTGTGGAAAGAGATAAACAACGCAAACATATAAAAAAAGACATTTAATAACGTTTTGAAGGCATATTTAGGGTCATTTCACATACCCTTGCTTCAAAACCTTCTTAATATCACGTTCAATTTGCTTCATAGCATGTTGGTCAGAAGATGTCTTCGAAGTGTAGATTTGTGCTCCTGTGAGTCTATGTTTCCAGACCAAATGTTTGTTGTCTCTGTGTAGTTCAAACTGATAAGACTCCATCAGAATAGTGAGTTTTTTGAGTGAAGTTTTTGCCATAATAAAGTGTTAGATAGAGGTTCAAATAAGAGGATCAAGCGAAGGTGTAACCATTGTAAAACTGGTTGGTTTTGAATACATCTTGACCATTGATTTTACCAACGAAGTGACGCACATACCAGACAAAATCTTTCTGGAATACACACTCACCAGTACAGCAGAAAGCATCACATAGAGCGTTCAATCGTGATTTGGTAGTGTTGCTCTGCCAACCACCATCCATGATCATCATGTTATCATCAGTCACAGTGGCGATGTGATTGCCATGGAGAAAAACACGGGATTCATTGTTATCATCCGTGCGGACCTCAGTGTTAGCAGACTTCCAGTTTTTGTTGGCATTGATTGCATCGATCATCTGAGATTCGATCTTACGCATGATGAGAATTGAAGAGAGTGTGGTTAGTGTCGGTTGGAGTGTGATCCCCTCCCGATGAACATATAATAGACCATATGGGGTGCAGGTCTATGGGTACTGTGCAGCTGATCTAACTGTCACACAACATCTTGATTTCGATTTCCTCCCAATTAGGATACATTTTCATCGCATACTTTTCGAGTCTAGTATTATGTGATTTTATCGTTTTTTGCGTCTTTGGTTTACTTGGCATTTGTCTCATGAATGATACTGTGCCCTCATTAGTTTTGACAGTAATTGTATAATCTACTGTCATCATTTGTTGTCAGTCAAAGTGAAGATTGCGTTGAGTTTTGCTTGAATTGAATTGAAGATTGCAATCTCGTTATCATCTTCGTCCAGATGATCTTGATACTCACTCAGCGCATAATCGATGATTTGCCACTCAGCATCTGTGAACAGTTGACGATAGATAGCGGCGCAGGTTTCTTGAGAGGAAAGCATTGAAGTTGTTTGAGTTGTGTTCCTTTGACTCTTATAGAATACACGAGATCCGACCCATTTCAACAAATAGTGGACAGACTGTGGACTGTCACACTTACCAGATCTGTGTCCATTTCTTATGATTATTCTGAGTAATTCGTCCCTCCGCTAACATATTGTCACACACTCGACAGAATACTTCGAATTTCTGTTCTCTCGTTAAAGTATCAGCTCCCTCGCATTGTTTCATCACTTGAATCATCGTTGCTTTGTTTGAGATCATGATAGTTTGATGTAAAAAATTAGCGGCGCTACCTCTCTCAATAGCCTCTCAACTTGCAGGTTTTAGAGTATCTCCGTAGGTCACAGATTGTTCATCATTCTCAAGCAACTCGGGATAATAATCTTTGACCTCGGTGATAAGTTCATCCACGGTATAATTGTCAAGATTAGCGTCAATCGTATCATACACAAATTGTTCCATAGTTTTCCAGTCCATACCATCAACAATCATGTTAATGTATGCTTCTTGGAGTGAATCGCGATCGATGACGTTTTCAGACATTTTGTGATGGAGATAGTTCTTGATAAGTGACATAATCAGCAATACAGGGGCATATACTCAGAAGAAGGCATTTTGTCGGTGTTGAAGTCAGTAACCTCAGCGCCTTTAGCAATACGCGCTTGCCAATCATACTTTGCTTCAATGCCAAGAACTGTGGCATAGGATTTCTGACCAGTAGCGCGGAAAGTGACGCGACGGACAAAACGCTTGACGACAACTTTCATGCCTTTAGTTTCATCTGCCTCAGCAACAAATGCCTCGGGGAAGTAATCAACAATGGTGGCGGAGTTGGTGACTTGCATTGGGTGAAATCCTTTGACTCTTTAATAATACATGAAAACGAGCGCCCCACAATAGGTTGTGTGACACTAGTCCGACCGTCACATCTGATTGATTTGTTTCTCTATAGTCTCGCGGCGTTCGTTCATAACATCAACTAGAGTGGAATCCATCATATCGATGAACAAATTAGCACCGAGAATAGTGAACAATGCCAAGAGTGCGATTTTCATGAGAAAGTGTTAGTTAAGGACAATACGATAATCAATAGAATTGATGCAGAATCCTGCTGCTGATGTTATCTCCTCCACTAAATCGTCTTCATCATCAGCTTCCCAAAATGTCCCAATATAATCTTCGTAAGTCTCTTTTTGCATCTCAGGTGATAACTCGAAGTTATCATCTTCAAAATCAAATGTGATCGAAGTTACTTGGAATTGCATGGTAAACTATCAACCTCCGTAGACTTCTTCTGCCATGGGAGTATCAGTGTAGATGCTCGGGACTGATACTGTTTCGCCAAACATTTGCTCGAAAAGATTACCTTCGGGAGCACTTGCATCAGAAATCAACTGCTTACGCTTGCGATAGAGTGCATCAAGGCAGGATTGTGCGTTCTCAAGTTGAACACGAAGACGACCAACTTCATTACGCATGTCGCACATTTCACGCTCGATTGCGTTGACTTCAGTGTAAGGAAAGGGTTTCATGTGGGTTGCTTTGTTTGACTCTTTTAATATACACGTTTTTGAGGTCCGTGCCGTTTTTGTGTGCCACTAATAAAACTGGCACGTCCAGACGCTTTCCACGCGCTCTCAATTATGTTAGTTTCAGTGCAGACCCATTCTATACAACGAGTCTGCAAATTAGATGCCATTCGATACATCATTCAGCTGTACAGATAACCACCAGACCAATCACATTTTTCCAGCACAAGTTCGCGCTGGTTGATGATACGAAGGTCGAAACGTACACCTTTCGCAGGTGCTTTCCATGATGCTGCTTTATACACTTCTCCGGTTTGTTTATCAACGAAAGCATGTGCGGAACGCTGATTATTGACCATGACAATTTTATGATATTTGCGACCAGATTCGATCACAAAATCATAATCACACTCACCATTCATCAGTTTGTCAATACATTCAGCATGGTAGTTTGTCTCATCTCCATTGATAGAAATGGAGCGTTTGTGTGAATTGATGCTGTAAGTGATGTAGTTTTGCTTAAGTGACTCACACAGCATTTGTGTCCATTGTTCAACCTTGTCGGCAATTTGTTGTTTGGCGATGGTAGAAGTGGAAGTCATGTTCAATGCCTTTGACTCTTTTAATATACACGGAATTGGGCGTTTGTGCTCATTTAGTGTACACCTTGATAAGTGTCACACCACATCTTGTGCAAAATTGTTTCTAAAAGATATGCTTCAGTCTCTCGCAGTTTGTGATCATGTAGACCTGAAATTGACTGACAAACATGCACTAACTCATGAAACAGTGTTTTAACATAATCATCTAGATCTAGTTCGTGATGAATATAAACCAAATACTCTGTGTCGCTTACATCTTCACACCAACCGAAAACATCATCTTCCCGCAAATCTACATGTCGAATCTCTACATCAACTTCATGCAATCGTGCGTAATTGTTGTGAAACCACTGACATAATTCTAGGGTTGGATGATGTTGGCGTGTGCCAGATGTTAGGATCATTTCTCTTCCTCTAGAGCAAACACACGCCAGGTTGCAGTATTGCGAAACATACGATCTACGCGCTCTTCGTAGATAGTTTGCATGGTGCAATCACCAGAACCAAGGTACATTGTACCAACTGGTTTTTCAGGATGCTCAGCACCATCTTTCCAGTATTCAACGAAGTAAGTGAACTCAGTCATCAGAATTGTGGTGCTGGTTGAAACTTAATTGTAGGGGCATTTTCGCCCTGTTGAGTCTTCACTGTGACAGTTGCAGTATTGGTTTGCCACTGTTTTGCTGCTGTGAAGTTTCGATACGAAAAAACTTGACGATCGACTAACTTGAACATGCCATAATCGTTCTTGAGAACATAACCTTCATGCTCACATTCTTCACCCTCGTATGAACAAACCACGTCAGACTTAGCGACGATTCCGTTCATCGTGAGACGCTTGACTTCTGTCATGATGTCAAACAGTCGTTGAAGATTGCCAGGCAGACAGTCAACCTTACGATTCTCGCGGATACACTTGTTGATGGCAACTTTCAGTTCTTTAGCATCATCACCTGTCGGATATTTGACAAAGTGACGAAGAACATCAGCAATCTTGAGCAGAACGTTGATACGCTTGTGGCGTGAAACTACCTCAGCTCTAGTATCAACG